TAAACAATATAATTAACCTTCGTATAATTATTTACGCAAATGTTTAATTAAGCGTTTTCTAGTGCCTCTATTCTTGCTGTTATTCCATGCCTGCAATCAAGTCAAATACTAATTTGCTGCAATTATAAATGCTAAGAGTTCATTATACCTGACTCCTAATCTAGTTTTCTCTTCACCTGTTGTTTCGTCTGTCCAAGTGGTTGATATAAACATACCATAATCACCTGCATCTAATCCCTCAGCGGCAAAAGCGTCTTGCAAGTCTTGAGCCATGATTCCAAAATGGATTCTAGCGTCATTGCCTTTTTCTTCAACAGCAGACTTCCATCTGTATTTTTTAAGCAAACCTTTCGCTGAAACTGCAACTCTGGTTTCTGCGTCTGTTAAATCTTCTATATCTTGTTTTTCATTAATGTCTGAAGTTTGAATAGTTCCGTTGCTAGCGTAGATGTCTTTAAATCTTGCTCCTGAAGTACCCAAATCTATAGCATTATCTCTAGCTGCACCACCACTAGGGCTTTCAGGAAATATTCTATCAACACCTGCATCAAAGAATAAACCAACATCACCATTACCAACAACCAAGCCGCTTGACCTAGTACCAATACTTCCAACTTTTGTGGCACTTTTACGAAACTCAACAATGTCGCCATCGGTGCTTAGCTTGTTAAAGTAAGCTGCAACACCAGTACTAGCAGCTTGAATGTTGTCTGCACCAGCAATACGAACACCTTGAGTTGTGCCTGTTTGGTTTGCAACATCAACACTAGTTGTTCCAACCAACAAGTTTCCAGAGCTATCGATTCTGGCTGTTTCTCCATCACCATTATTTTTAAAGACTATTCCTGTAGTACCTGAGGCGTGTACTTCAGTTGTGGTTGATGTGGCATTTAAAATTAATTTGGTGGTACTTCCTGCACTTCCTTTTAATTGACCGCCTGTGTAGGCTGCACCTGATAGGTACAGGTCTTTGAATCTTGTAGATGCTCCGCCTAAATCAATAGTACCATTAGTAGCATCGCCAGTGCTTCCATTAGTTGGATATATAATAGTACCGCCAAACTGTAATCCTGAATGACTAGGTGCACCTATAAATAAATTATTGCCATGTATAACACCAATACTTCCAACTGTTGTGCCGTCTTTTCTAAAGTCAGCTATAGTTCCGTCTGTTGAAAGTCTGTTAACAACTAATGCTTTTTCAGCACTTCGTGTAAAATAACCTACATCATATTGACCATTTAATTCTATACCTGCTGTTGCACCAAAGTCAGAGCTTGTCTTACCAACCAACAAGTTTCCAGAGCTATCGATTCTGGCAAACTCTGATTTTGTAGAATTTCCTGAAGTGGTTGAACCACCTACCATTTTACCAAAAGTTATATCAGCAGAGGTCGATGATTGTGCTTCAGAGCTTATATAGTTTCCTGCTTGCTCATTTACAAGTCTAACATTCGCCTGTAGTAATAAGTTGGCTGAACCTGAAGATTGGTCATATCCACCTGTAATACCAATCCAATTATCTTGAGCTGCTGTTCCTTGTACTTTTATGTAAGCATTGCCAGAAGGAACATGATATGTGTTGCCTGACGACCATGTGCCTTTTGCAGACGAGCTTAAATCTAAACCAGCTTGCGGAGAAGTTTGACCGATACCTACGTTTCCATCACCTAAAATGGTTAATTTTTCAGAAGATGTACCAGATGCAGCTTGTGTCCAAAGACCCAATCTACTTTCAGAAGTATCAGAGCTTGATGAAACAATGTTTGCGTATCTAGTGTATGGGCTGCCTGCTTTATTATAAAAATCAAAGACAATTCCATCGGATGCAGAACCATAGCTTAGTTCAGCAGCAGAACCTCTTGAGCCTACATGTAGTTTTGCAAATGGTATATTCGTTCCGATACCCATGTCGCCTGATGAGGTAATCCTTGCTCTTTCTGCCGAGCCACCTGAATCTCTAGTAACAAATGACATATAACCTTTAAGATTTGCAGTTGTGCCATTTTGTTTCTTGCCATGAATCTCAGCAAAAGTTATTTGATTGGTTGCATGATATACACCACCTAAACCAATGCTACCACCTAAATTTGCACCCTGACCATTGGTAGTAAGCACTTGAAGGTTAGTATTGCCTTCAGTTGTTGTATGGTTTACACCACCATTAATGAAAGTGTCGCCATCGCTCTCAATTCTTGCTTTTTCACTTCCATTAATTTTGAATAGATGTTGCCCTGTAGAGGTTTGAGCATCATATACAACGCCATCATCATTGTTTAAAGTGTTTTCAGTTGATATTTTTAAACCACGCCCAGCCTGTCCTGAAAAGATAGCATGAGTACTATTAAGTCCACCATTAACATCAAGTTTTGCTGCTGGCGAAGTCGTTCCGATACCCAATCTTTCAGTACTCGCATCCCAAAACAATGCTTGGGTTGTACCTGTGTCTTCGTAGAAGCTGATGTCTCCTGTGTCCCTGTCTATAGATAATCTTTTAGTTTCAGGATCAGCCCCACAACCTATTACAAAGCGGTTAAATTGACCAGAATATTTAACACTTGCTCCATAAGTATCGTTAGTGGTTTCGTGGAGCAATATTTTAGAATCTTCTCCACCTCCTGCTGTGTTGATATTCAATGTCGCTCCACTTGTTTGACTAATAGTCAAACCATCCATTGTGGCTATACCTGTAACGTCTATACCTGTTGAGGTTGTTACAAGTTTTGCTGCTCCTGCATTGTACAAATATACTGACCCTGCTGGTTTTAATACTATATTTTCACTTGTAGATGATGTGATTTCTAAATTATCAAAGCCGTCATTGCCTATAGTGTGTGAATCTCCAACACTTATAGAAGTGGCACTTAAAACACCTGTTACGTCTATACCTGTTGCGGTTGTGGCGAATTTCTTGTTTCCTGCATGAAACAGATTAGCAGCACCATTACTAACAAACTCAGCATATCGACCACCAAGGTCATTATTGTTAAAATTAATGCTTGTTCCGTTTATGGATAAGTTGCCAGTACCAGTTTCAGCAATTAAACTTTGTGTACCATCATGATAAATCTGTAAATCTGAACCTGCTCCGAAGATGGCCTTCTTGTTATCTGCAAAGTTTATTTGATTAGGATTGAGATTAACCTGTGTACCAGAACTGCTAAAAATAGCATCAATGCTGTCTAAATCGGTGTTAAGTTTTGTACCCCAATCTAAAGATACATCAGGTTCTGGTTTAATTAAACTCAGATTAGTTGTTGTAGTGTCTGCCATTTATGCTGCCTCTTGCTTGTCTAGTTCTTTCCAATCAGTTGATGAATTGTTTATTTGTGTCCAAGATGTTGCTGATACAGGTTGATCTGTCCAATCTTCGCCTGGAACTATAATGTCATTCCATTTTAAACCACCAATCGCATTGAAACCACTTGTTTGTGATATCAAAGAAGATTGCCTATGAATAATTCCGCCTAACGCATTGACACCAGATATTGCCTGAATGTTTGCGTTGATTGAACGGATAACGAAACCACTTGCAGTAACATTAGATGTTGCACTTATGGTTGCAGATCCCCTGTCTATTTGTCTGCCAATAGCAGAAGCAGAAGATGTAGCACTTATGGTAGCTTCACCAACCAATACGATTTTGCCGTCTGCTGTAAATCCAGAGGTTTGTGCTATGGTTGCAAACCCACCATCAATCTGTACACCTGTTGCAATAAAGTTAGAAACAGCAGATATGGTTGCCTTACCAGAATCTAATAAATCACCTGTAGCAGACGCAGATGAAGTTTGTGCTATGGTTGCACTTGCTTCATCGTATTGAAGGTTATCGTATAGGGACTTGTTATATTTCCCGTAATTATAGGCTTTTTCAGCCATGCTATTAAGCTAGGGTGATGTCTAAATCACCAGTATCGAATCTAAATACATCTCCAGTTGTTACGCTTTTTGATGTGTCTAAGTTTGCATAAGCAAGTAAATTACCGCCTGAAGATGCGTCTAAAATTCCAACTGCAACCACTGTTCCGTAATTGGCTGTAGCTGTTGGATATTCAATTGCAGCAGAGTTACTTGCTGTTGTAGGATTAGTTCCTGAAACAGTAAATGCTCCAGTTTGTCTTGCGTAAGATCCGCCTGTTACTTCAGTACCACCGCCAGTATCAGTAGGTGCTACTGTATATAAAGCAACGTGTTTTGTTGGTTGCGTATAAGCTACTCCACCAAACACATGGTCAAGTACCTTGTCTTCTAAATAATCACTAAATCCAGCCATGTTTTGTACTCCTAATTATTACCAAAATAATAAATATCTTTTCTGCGTTTCCCGTAGGTTCTTCTTCTTTGCATGAGAGATCCTTTGGCAAACTCAGCTTTTTCTTGCTCTAGTCTCATTTCTTCTAAAGCTTTCTCGAACTGTGCTGTAAATAATGGCACTCGTTCATCTTCCATTAAATAGATAGAAGCGTGTTTTAGTGATCCGTAAAGGTAAGCATCTGGATATCCTGTGGATAAAAAGTTACTGGTATTAGAATCGCTCAACGCATCTATCTTTCCGTAGTAGGTTAATTGTACTGTATAACTTCCGTCTGGGGTAGGTGCAAATTCAATTGTATCGTCAACCAATGCAAAATAAATTGGTTGGCCTGTGACGTTATCGTTTGACTTTCTGTAGACATCTAATGATTCTATGGATTGTTGGAATAATGGTGAAAAATCACCGCCATCAATTTGTATGTTTATAGCCTCTAACCAATCAGTTGGTACAGAGATATATTGTGAATCTAATGTTGCAGTAGCACGTTTAATCATACCCTTAACCCTTAATCTGCGGTTAAATTCTGCTTCTGTGCTATCAATAAATGAATCAATTACATCTGTTAAATCAGATCGATTTAAAAAGTTTGCAATGTTAGATTTTAATTCTGCGTATGTCATAGTTTACCCTGCCATGTTCTAAAGACTTTATTGTCTGAGTTGTTTAACCATTTTCTCCATTGAGACATATCATTAGCCCAGCCTTCACGACAAGCTCTTTGATATACCACCAATGGTACTTCTGCTACATGGCGAAGATCTTTGCCTGGTGTAGTAGTTTCTGCAATAAATTTACAATGCTCTATTACAGGATTTAGATCCTGAGTTGTATGATAAATTTCTTTATCGTCTTCAGTAATAAACTCGTTGGTAAAACCAGTCTTATGATCTATAACAGTTCTTTTAGCCATGCAAGAATTTTAACACAAAAAAAAGGGATGCCGAAACATCCCTTTAAGGTTCTTAACCTAGAACTTAAGTAGTTGTAAGGTCGGCAACCACACCATGAGCAGCTTCGTTGGATACTTCTAATCCATACTCAACCACGATCATTTTAGTGACTGCATCACCGATTGTTGCAATGTCAACTGTTTTGAAATCACGCAAGTAAGATACTTTTGCCATTTCTGGGTCAACCAACAGTAAAGATCTTTCTCTTGATCTGTTTGATGGAACGATTTTGAGTTCACCAAAGTCAGATGAGTAGATAGATACTGATGCTTCAACAGTAGTTGCATCGATCATTTGTCTTGCTGAAGATCTACCTGTGAAACCAGAGATTTTCTGCTTGTTGACAGGCCCACAGATTGCTAATGATGGTTCACCACCATTTTCAAAGCAAGACTGTAAAACAGCTTTCAAAAGAGGCTCTGTTAGAGCTCTTTGTGTTCCGTCTGTTGGAGCTGTTCCACCGCCAGTAGGAGTTGATCCTGCTGCGTTGCTTACATTAGATTTCATCCAAGATTCAAAAGCACCAGTCTTACGAGCAGTTGTCGCATTACCAGTAGTTTTTCCATTCTTTTGACAAAGAGCTTCTTCCATATCTCTCTTTAGAGCTTTAGACATGATAGCTAGTTGGTGAGCCATTTCTGATCTCTTACCAGCAGGGTCTGAAGACTCTTGTGAGCCTGATACAGTTGCATCTCTTTTTGAGATCATAGCAACATTGCTAACACGGGTTGTTGCAACAGCAGCTGATCTTGAAAGTTCAAAACCTTCTAGTTCACCTGTTGAGACTGGACTCGCTAGAGCTTCTGTTTGCCAATCAAAGACAACATTTTTAATACTTCTTTTTCCAATTGAAGACATAAACGGAGTTTGCATTGGAGAGATGTTGTAAATGATATTACTTAAATCTTCTCTGTCTGAAGTCGCTGAATATGTATCAAATGCGTTTGTTACTTTAGCCATTATATTTACCTATAAAATTATTTTAAAAATTGTTCAAAAACTTTAGCTGCATCTTGGACTTTGCCAGATTTAGCTAAAACCTGTTTTGCTCTTTTCGCTGGTGCTACTGATTTCTTTCTGGTAGTTGTTCCAGGTCGGGCTACTCTTGCAGGTGCTTTCTGTGTTGGTTTCTTCTTCGTGGCTTCAACTGTTTTAGAGTTTAACCAAGCGTTTCGTAAACCAAGTAAAGCACGATAGTCATAAATTGCATCCATCTCTTGAGGTAAATACCCCAAGACATTAATACCATAGTCGCGAATTGCTAGTTTCTCTTTCTGAGCAACTTCTGCATTTTTCCATTCTGGTATGATTTCAAGAATCTTTTGCTGGCCTTCTTGCACTTGTTGTGCAATTTGTTCTTGCTGTTGAGCATATGACTCTTGTTGGAGTCTTTGCTGTTCAGCTTCAGCAGCTTTAAGCTTTTCTTTCTTTTCATCCCAGAGTTGTTTTTCGCGTACAAATGCTATCGGATCATCATTGTATAAACTATCCCAATCTGGTTCGTTTACCAATT